TGTAATGCAGGCTGGTCGCAAGGGTGCCGTGCCCGCGATTGAGTCCGGGCCGGCCGCGCAGATAGTGCGTTTGACTCTGCCCGACGATCTTTTGCCCGACCCGCCCGAGGCACTTCTTGTTGATCTTGAGCATGTCCGCCCCGAGGCGAGTCAGCTTCTGGTAGGCCGAGTTGTCGATGATGGTGATCCCGTAGGCGATCATAGTACCGCCGCCCTGGAGAAGCGCCGGTACTCGTCCAGGATGTCCTTGACGATCACGGGCATGCCGCCCTCGGCGGGCTGGGAACTCTGGCCGGCCACCTGCACCGAAGCCATCCCGAACAGCCGGTCCTTGCGCATCTTCCACAGGTACCCGCCCATGATGAGCGCGGCCATGCGCAGATCATCGGGCCGGTTCTCCCCGGTCCCCGAGATCACGTAGCCGCCTGTGTACACGATTTTCGTCGACTGCTTGACCCGCGAGAATACGGTGTCCTCCACCGCGATCTTGCCCTCTTCGGCGTAGATGATGATGCTGCCCGTGGGTACGATCGTGCCGGCGCCGTAGACCCGATCCGCATCGATGTACAGCGTGAGGGTGGCGGGGGAGAGAGAGATCGGATAGGAATCCACGAACAGCGTATCATCCCCGAAACCGTCGTAGTATTGGGTGCGGCTCACGCTCACGAGGTTGCGTTTCGTGTATGAGTTGAAGTACCGCCCCACGGCATTGAGGATGTGCTCCAGTTCGGTATCCTGTCCGGTGTCGCCCAGGAACTCATCCGTGGCATCCTGCGCGAGGAAGGATTTCATCTCGCCCAAGCTCGCAAGAGCGATTGCGGCATCAAGCACGCTCACGTTGCCTCCTCAGATACCAGATCTTGCCTTGCTCGGCGACATTGTAGTTGCAGGCCGCGCAGATCCCGGTGTACTCACCGCGCTTGTGCTGCGCCAGAAGTTCCGCGCGGAGTGGGTGATACATCAGCGCCTTGGTCGAGGTTTCGAAGAGGTTGCCCAGGTCTGTCGCGCCTTCCCAGTCGTGGGCGCAGCGGATGATCTGCCCATTGGGCTGGATCGACAGGGCTTCCAGGTAGTCGCAAGGAAGGCGCTTCAGGTCGACGAACTTCGCCAGGCCCTTCACCGCCCCGCCCTGGTTCTCGACCTTGTAGCTAACCCGCAGCTGCCCAGGGAAGTCAGCCCACAGATCGTAAAAGTCCTTTTCACAGCCCTCGTAGTGGTTCCCTTCCCAGACCAGGAAATCAAGCTCGACGTACCCTACTCTCGCCAGCAACGAGTAGGCATCGCGGATATTTTTCACCACACGGTCAAAGTCAAGCCCCGTGGTGCGTTCGTACTCGGATTTCCGCGAACCGTTGAAGCTGATGTGCAGATCCGATATCGCGGGCACGTAGGCCATATCGGCCGCGTTGGTGGTCATGCTCACCACCCGCCCTACCGGGATATGGGATTCCACGTACAGCAGGTACTTGATCGCGTCCGGGAGCGAATACAAGTCCCCTGTATTGTTCAGGACAATCGTCGTGATCCCTGGCTCCCAGACCAGTAGATCCCAGCAACGCTTGAAATGCTCCAGGTCCATCACCTGGTGGTATTCCCGCTGCCAGTTGGGGCAAGTCGCGCAGCGAGCGCCGCAGCGGGTGGTGACGGTCAGCTTGGCTCTCATACCTTCTTTTCCTGAGATTCGGGCTGCACGGGCCGCGGCCGCGAATTGACCCACTTCCAAAAGTTCTCATCCCGTGCCTGATTCGGGGATTTGCGAATCTTGATGAACTTTTTCTTCATCGCGGCACCTTCTCCAGCAGCACGTTCCAAATCGGCGATCCATAGGCCGGCTGATTGCTCAGCCGCGCCAGGGCGACGGTGAACCCGGACATCCCGTAAACAAAAACCTCAGCGGTCCCCATGGTCCACTCGCGCAAGTGTTCGTCATGCAACACCTCGAAGGGCGGATAGTCATGGTGGTATCCTTCCGCATGCTGCCCCCCGAGGGGGAAGGACAGGAGTAGGTACCCGCCCAGGCATACCGCTTGACCTAGCCAATCCCGAACCGGGAACAGGTTGCAGGGCAGGTGCTCCAGGCACTCGGTGCAGACCACCAGATCGAACTGAGACTTCGTTACCTCCGTCGTGAATAAGAAAGCCGGTGGCTGCGGCGGAGCGCATAGATTGAGTTCTTGGTAAACACATCCCGGCCAGACTACGGGTTCTAACCGCAAGGGGCATCCGTATATGACCCGCCCGCCCTCGTCGGCCACCCATCCCGTCGCGAACGGGAACCCGGTGCCCACGTCCAGGATGGATTTTGGTGCCGGCAGAATCGCGTGCAGCATCTCAAACAGCGTAGCGAATCTCGGCTCATGTCCTGCGAAATAGCCGGATAGCACCGCCGGGACATGCCCCGGGACCTCCAGCCCGGCCAACAACCCCCGCACTTTCTCCGCGTACTGCGCCCAGGCCATCATGCCACGCGCTCCTTGATCTCCAGCCGCTCACTGGTATGCTTCTCGATGATTTCGGCCAACCGATACGCCGCCTTCTCCCAGGTGTAGTGCCGGGCGATGTGCTCCGCCCCGCGCCGGCCCCGCGCCAGGGCATCGGCGTAGCCGTAGTAGATTTGCTCCATGCGCCGCAGGATATGATCCACGTCCCCCAGTGCCACGTAGCCGGTATGATAGGGTTCGGCCTTGTTCGTCTCCGGGTTCTGCCGCATCGCCTGCATCGCGGACATTTTTAATCGGATCGGGTAGCTCCATTCCTTACGCATGAACTCGTTGGGTCCTGACCACGGCGTGTAGATGCACGGCAGACCCGTAGCCTGCGCCTCGCATAGAGTCAACGCCCAACCCTCGCCCATCGATGGCAACAGGAAAGCGTGCGCGCCGTGGTACAGCTCCACGAGCTTCTCCTCCGACAACTTCCGCAAGTCGAAGATCATGTTGAACAGCCACCCCACCTCGTAGTCTGACTTGGATTCCTTTGTGCTCTTCATGATCATTCGGGTGCGGTCGACAATCGCTTGCGGCTGCGTCTTGATCCAGCCCTCCCAGGCCATACACACGAGCTCGAAGCCCTTGCGGGGGTTGCTAGCCCCCACCCACAGGAAATTGAAATACTCATCGTCGGCCGGGAATGCGCGCGGGTGGAAGTTGTAGATTGCAGGGTCGATCCCCTCCTGACAGACCTCCACGGGCTTGTCGGTGTAGCGCTGGAACAGATGCTTATTGTGGGTGCAGGGGACAATGATCAGGTCCGCCAGGTTGATCGGCGCGATCCATTGCTCGGGGAGGGTGTCCATTTCGTACATTGTGAAGAGGATATTTTTCTTGCCCGGGACCGGGTTGTATCCCGTGGGGACCACGACGTCCAGTACCACGTCCGCCTCCAGCGCCGTGTCCCGCACATCGATCCCGATGGCCTTTGCCCACTTGAGCATGTTGGTGTTGTGAACCGTATAGCCCTTGCCGTTACCCCAGCGGTTCCAGTCCGACACCCACGCGATCTTCAAGCCCTGCTCCGGTAAAGCGGAGGGGGACGACCCTCGCCCCCTCCCCGTCTTCATTCCCCGAGGGTCGGGGATTTTTTCAGCTCGCCGGCGTGCAGATCCGGCAGTACAGCTCGGGCAGCGCCTGCGCGAATCCCCACCGCGTGAACAGCAGGAACTCGGTCATGTTGCTGCGGGCGAAGCTGTATGGGTTCACGAATAGCTGGATGTTGGTCAGCCGGTCGCCGATCATCACCCCCGACAGATCTCCGAACACGATGAAGCCCGTGGACGGCGCCGAGGTATACGGCGCCTCCTCCGGCATCTCCAGCGGGTAGCCCCATACGGTGTGCGCGGCCGGCCCCTGGATACCGTCCTGCTTGAGCAGCGGCAGGCCGCTGGTGTCCTTGAGTCCGTAGATGTAATCCCAGCTCGGGATTCTGTGTGAGAACCACCGCGCGTTGCGCAGCCGGTTGGTGCGGATGCTGCGGATCGCCGTGCGCAGGTTGCCTTCGATCAGAGCACTGAAGTTCGTGCTGCCTGAAGCGAAGGTGACGCTGGTACCGGCGCTCTTGAATACCCCGCTCATGGGGTCGCCGGCGCCGGTGAACACCACGCTGTCCAGCTTCTGCCCCACGGCCTCGATGAACTGGCTCGCGAGGATTCCCGCGATCCCCCCCGGGGCCGCCTGATCCTGGAGCAGCTCGTTGGAGGTCTTGGTGTAGGCGTCCAGCCGCTTGGCGGTCAGCGTCACCAAGTCGAAGGTGGTGCTGGTCTCGGTGGCGTCCGTCGCCTCGGCGGTGAATGCGGTGGTCACCTTGGTGAGCTCGCGCGGGAGCGTCTGCACGTCCGAGATCATGGGCACGTGCGTGCACAGGCGCATCGCCAAGGACACGTCCCGCACATAGCTCAGGACGGTGAACTTCTCTTCGGTCGGGGTCAGATAGCCGCCCAGCCCGGCAGTGCCCTCCACCTGCGCTGCCTTCTGGATCTGGTCAGGGGTGGCCTTGATCCCTTTGTCCATCACGCCGGCCCACCATTTCATGAGCCGCTCGCAGGATTCGGGATCTGCCAGCGCGCGCGCGCGCATGGCCCCGTGCACCTTGGGATTGTCGAGGAAGTTGCGCTTCATCGCCTTGAGGTTGAAGCCCAGGTAGTTGTCGGTGTCCAGCACCTTGACGGCGGCAGTACCCGCGGGCTGCACCACAGCTTTCGCCTTGGTCTCGGCCTCAGCTTTTACGCGGGCATCCTCCAGCCCCTTCTGGTCCGCTACCAGGGCCTTCTGCGCCATCTCCACCTTGAGTTTTTCGCGCTCTTCCTCGCGGATCGCTTCGATGAGCTCGCCGTTGAGAACGGCCAGTTTCGCGGCGTCGTTCTCCTTTTCGATCAGGCTCTTGATGAGCTGTACTTTGGTCATCTCGTGTCTCCTCCGTAACGTAGTCTTTTGAGTTCCCGCCGTTCATACTCCTCCGCCAACCCCAGAGACTTCTTCGGATTCCGTTCCGCCGTCCCGCCTTGAGGCGTGGGCGTACTTCCTGCCGGTGTCCCCTTCGCGGCGATCTCATAGAAACGCGGTATCTCATGCAGGGCTTTGCCCCGCGAATCAAAGGTTCGCATGATCACGGCCATCCGGTTCGAGGGAACCGGGACCGCGCTTACTTCCAGTAGCTCTACTTGCGTGAACACGCGCCGGCCCTCCGAGTCGCTGTTGCTTTCGATGGGCATGAACCCCACGGAAAACGTGTTCATGAACCCGCCTTCGTACATCTGCCGTACTTCCTGGGCAAACGGGGAAGGGGCGAACTTGATGTCCAGCAGCAACGCCCGATCCGTCACTTGGCCGGACACGGCCTTGCCGATGGGCGGGCGGCTCCAGTGATCGTGTCCGAACAGGATCACTGGGTTGAGCTTGAGATACTCTGGGAGCTTGGCGGCGAAGGCCGAAGGCAGCACGATCTCGTTGTCCCGGTCGATATCCCCCGTGGAGGCAACGATCCGGTAGATCGGCTCGCCATCCGAGTCCTTGCGCGCGGCCTTGAGCTCGGAGCGGTCGAAAAAACCCTTGAGGTGGATTGCGCCGGCGCTCCGGTTCTCGCGCCACTGGGCATAGCATACGGCGTTGCGCTGGTCCGCATCCGGGTACTCATCGGCCAGTGCCTCGTTACAGCGCGCGATAAACTCCTCCTCGCTCTCCCCTGACCCCGGTTTCGGAAGCGGCTTTGTGCTCATTCCCCCAACTCCTTCTCCTCGTAGATCGCTTCGAACGTACACCTGCAATTGATTGTCAGAGCCGGCACGGCATCCGGGTCGTGCGGGTAGCGGATATCCCCATCGAGCGTATGGAAAGCCGAATCGATCTTGCAGGTTTTCCCGTCCAGCTCATCGTGCGTGTCCCGTACTTTCTCATCCTGCGAGGCTATCCACCGTAGCCCCACTGGTTCAGTCTCCGCCATTGCATCCCAACGGCCGCGCGAGAAGCTGCCGTTGATTTCAGTGCGGGCGATGGTCTTGGCGCGGTTGGCGAGGTTCTTCATCTGCTCGCTCAACTCGTCGAAGATGCGCTCGGCCACCAGTTGCGGGCCCACTCCCTCCTCGATGCTCTCGGCGATGATCCCCCGCAGGGCCTCGATGACCTGGCCCTTGCCGGTCTCGTTAACTTCCAGAACCTTAATCAGCTTCTCCTGGATGATCCGCTTCGCCTCGGGGCTGTCGATCTTGTAGGGGGTGGCCCCGGCCACGCTGGAAGCTCCCAACCCCAGAGCCTTGCGGATATGTTTCTCTAAGGCCTCCTGCAGGTCCGCCGAGGAGAAGGCATCGACAATCGCCCGCTCGTCGATCTCGTTCCAGTTGATTTCCTTGGCGACCCAGCGCCCGTGCGCGCGCTTGGCGAACACGCGCAGGATCCGTTGCTTGACTTCGTGGAAATAGTTGCGCACGTCCGCGCCCGCGGCCCCGATGATCGGTAGCAGGGGCGTCATGATTTTGACCCACTTCGCCCCGAGCGCCCCAGAGCTCAAGACGGACAACGGCTCGGTTACCGGCCCCTCGATGCTCTTCCGCTCGCGGGCCTTGCCCAGTTGTTGCAGCGACAGGGGGATGGGGCCGGGCTTCCGCGGCTCGTCCCCGCCCTCGACTTCCTCGAAGCCCAGCTGCAGGCGCCGGTTGACCGCGTTCAGGGGGAAGCCCATGTTGACCAGCTTGTCCGCCGCCACCACTTTTTCCAGCAGCTCACTGTTCAGGGCATCCACGGCGTGCCAGTCGAACTTCGCCGTCAGGTCAAAGCGCCCGAGGAAGGCCCGGTTCAGTTTCGCGGTCACGCTTACTCCGATAGGGATCAGCGTTTTCTTCCAGAAACTCCGGTCCGCGCTCAAGGCCGTGGCGTAGTTCATGTCCTCGTAGAGCTCGACTTCGGCCTTGGGTACCTTGTAGATCATGCAGACTTCTTCGCGGTTGAACTTGCGTTGCTCCAGGAATTGGATGTCCTTCTGTGACAACCCCACGACTTTCACGTCCATCCCGCCCTCGAGGAGCACGGCCCCATGCGCATGCTGCGTGCCCTTGCGACGGTCGATGAGTTCTTTCTGGAGCTGCTGGCGATACACATCCGGTAGTCGCTGCTCGCTGACGAAAGCCAGGCCGGGCGTCGCGTCGTTGGCGAAGAAGTTGCGGTTGTACTGGATCGCCTCCCACTCGGTTTCGTAGGTCAGTCGCGCCACGTCCAGGGGCGAAAGCCCGAGCAGGTCATCCCAGGGGTTGAAGGTGCGAAAGTGAATCATCCGCTCCGGCTCGAGAAACTCCGTATCCCGCCCCGCGTGTTTCAGCCAGTAGCCGACGAACTCACCCGTATTCCTGTCCTTGGCGATGTCTACCCGCTCCGGGTTCAACAGCCACAAGTACAGCGGGACGCCCTTGCTGAGTCTCTCGTCCTGGAGGATGTAGGCGTTACCCTTCAGGTCCATGCAGGTGACCACGCCTTCCCAGAGCTGGTACTTGCTCATGCGCGGGTTGGGGTTATCCAGCAGCGCCCACACCGGTCCGGCGCTGACTTCTGCGTCTCCCTGGAACAGATCCAGCGGCACCTGTGCGACGTTGGTCGCCCGCGCGCGCACGCAGGCGTACACAATCGGGATCTGCGCGTAAGGTTTCGTGACCTTCTGCGCCTCGCCGGGCAACTGCCAGTTGAAAATCGAGGCGAGAGTCGGATCGGTAGGGGAAATGGATTTTCGCTCGAAGCGCGAAAGACGTTCGCGGAGGACGGCGAGCTCCATGTCCTTGTGTGTCACAAGTCCGAAGATCCCCATGTGCTGGCTCCTCAAAGAAACGACAGACGCGGCAGGGGCCGGCTCGCGATCATCTCGTAACCCGTGACCAGCGCCGCAACCTGGTCGTCATGCGCTCCGCGCGGGTACTCCGTCGCCTCGGAGAGAAACGGCTGGTTCCAGTCCCCGCGCAGCAGGTGCACGTGCCCGGCCTCGAAGATCGGCTCCAACGGGGACACACGAACCAACAGGTCCCCCGGAGGCGTCACCTTCTCCACGACGCGCTTGCCCATGAGGACCTCAGCCAGCCGCTCGTAGGTGTCTTTGTAACCGGCCACGCTCTCGGTGCCGACTCGCACTTCCGGCCCATCGGACATGGCCGTCTGCTCGATGCGCCGGTCCCGTTCCGGAGCGGCCCAGCGCCCGCGCACCATATCGCGTACCCACAGGTGCGGTAGCGGCTCGGGCAGCCCCGGCTCCGGTCGGTACTCCACGGCCATCCATGCGCCGGCGGTCCAGTCGGGGTCCGACTTCGCCACCTGCTTTTCCGTGGACGCCAAATCCCAGGCGCGGACCCAGAGCAGACTCAGCTTCTCAGGTAGCGCATCCAAGATCTCGACGCGGTCGGTTTTCAACATGTTCCCGGCCCTTGCTACGGGCTCACACTGGAGAAGCCCCGCCGCGGCATAAGTCCCGAGGGTTGCGAACTGCTGCCGATACCATTCCGGCGAGAAGCGGTCTAGGAACAGATAGCCGCCTTCGTACTCATCACCCATGGCCGGCCAGCGCAAGATCTCGAAACGCGGGAAGTCGGGGTCGTCACGCATAGCCTTGCGGATGCGACCGATGATATCGTCCACGCCCCACGGAGAGGCGGCAATCAGGGTAACGGACACGGGAGCCCGGCGGGTGAGAAAACTCTCGGTGAAGCTGGTCCAATTGCTTTCCCGGATCGCCTGAGACTCTGCATCTTGGCGGTCCTTGTGATAATCGTCCAGAACTCCGCAGGCGTAGCCGCGGCCGGTCATCGTGCCGCCGAGGCCAGACCCGCTGAAGCTGCCGAGGCGGTCGCGCAGCTCCCAGTGGTGTACGGCCGCGGACTCGTCGCTGATCTCGATGTCCGGGAACAGCTCGCGGTATCGATCCCCGCGGATCAACGCCCGCCCGAATCGGGAGAAGCCGTCCGCCAGGTCCTGCGCATAGGTCGCTACCAGCACTTCCTCATCCGGAAACAAACCCAGGAAATGGACAGGCAGGTAGCGACTGACGATTTCACTCTTGCCGTGGCGAAATGGGACCATGACGATGAGATAGGTGGAGCGCCCGGCGCGATAGTCGGTGATGGCGCGGTCGATGCGGGCGCAGATCGCACGGGTGTGCTGGCCGACGATCATAGGCGACGGGCGCGCCCACGTTGTTTGCATGAACCGCAGGTGATGCCGGCGCGCCTGCTCGCGCTCGATCGCGTCCAGCGGGATCCGGCCCGCGACGCGCTCAGTTGTTGCTGGCGATAGTGAGACGGGTGAGCTGCTCAAGCTGATCGAGTTTGTCATCGTCAAGCCTGCTAAGATCGGGCTCCGTGCGAACCGCAATCGCCCCGCCGTGCTGGATGTTGAGCACGTGCTTGTAGATCCCCTCCAGTTCCATGATGCGGGTCCGGTAGCCCAGGATCCGCTCGGCGAGTAGGGCCATGAGACGTATGCAGCCGCGGGCTGCGCTGTCTTTGGGTCCGTGGCTGGCAGTGCGGAAAAGCGGAGCGACTGGTGCCACTGATCGGTCCCTGCCATTCCGCAACAGCTTTCGGTATCGGCGGTCCATGGCCAGGAAGGCGCGCTCCAGCTTGTGCAGCGTAGCGCCGAGTTCCTGCAGGTGGGCCTGCAGCTTGTCTTTGGTATCCAGGATGTGCAGCCCGCGGTCATGGCACCAGCGGACAGCACGATGAGCAGTGATCGCAGCAATGCCCAGGCGGCGAGCGACTTCCTCGGCGCTCTGAGCGCTCTTGACCTGCTCGGCGTAGATGTCGATATAGCGCTTCTCTGTCGCGGCAAGCACACTGCCTTCCCTCCCAGCGCGCCAAAAAAAACACGGGTAGCCGCCGATGCTCCCCCTCCGCCGGCCTTAACGGCAGGGAGGGCGCACTGACGGCTACCCGTACTCCACACAGAGTCTAATGCCTGCACAGCGGGAAAGTCAATAGCTATTTTGCCGCCTGCACAATGAATGCTATCCGATCATCCCTCTCGCCCTTGCCACGGTCCTCCCGGTGCACACAAATATGCCGCACCTGGCGGTCGTTCTCCACCACGCCGGCGAGTTCCAGCGCGTCGAGGGCCGGCTTGATAATCGCGTCGCTGTCCATCTGCGCGCCCAGCACGGCAAACAGGCGCACGCTCACCGGACCCGTGAACCGCTCTGCGTGTCCCTTCAGCGCCCACGTCAGCGAATCCCGGAAGGCCTTATAGTCTTCACTCGCGTGCCAGCGCCCGCCGCCCGGCTGCAGGCGCCGGTTGGCGCTCACGGCTCGGCCTGACCAAAATGCGATCACCGCCGCCTCCTCACCGCGTCGATGACAGCGCACACCACCCAGGCGAAGCACAGGAGCACAGAGACGTAACCGAGGATGCCCAGGAGGTCGGTCACTCCTCCCCCTCCCGCGCCTCTTGCATGGCCTGCCAAATCATGTCTGAGGCAATGTCCCAAAAAACGCGCCCGAGGCAGCCACTCAGAGCGCCGCGCATATTCGGGTCTGGAACAATCTTCGGATACTCCGACCGTTCCATCGGGAAAATATCGACAGGATAAGGATTCTGCGGCCACCATGCGGGTTTGTTCACGGCTTCCCCTCCTGCGGCTCGGATGGCAACTCTCCCACGTACGCGGCTTTGGTCCTCCAAAAACGACCGCATGTTTGACAGCGGACACAACTATAATCGCTAGGGGTATAGTGGTATCCGCTAAACGCCGAGAAATGACACTGCCTATCAACTACCACCCAATGTTTCCTCTTCTCTTGACGGGAAGTTGTACAGACACAGAAATACCCAATACTCATCCCTCACTCCTTCCCCTCCTGCGACTCACTCGCGGCAATAATGGTATCGGCCCAAACAATAAATTCAGCAAAACTTACATCATCATCCACAGGGAAATGCGTTAGTCCTTCTTCTCCCCAACCAATCGCGGCGGCTCGCATCTCCCTCAAATCGTATAAGTCGGTCCCTTCCACGGGCCACGTTTTATCTCGGAACGCCCAGAATGCGATCCTACAAATCGCCACGATTCCCCCCCCCCTACGACTTCAGTAACCGGTCGGCAGCTGCCCCAATAGCATCAAGCATCCACTCCTCCGAATCTTCGCCTATAGCCAGACACACCTCTTCTTGCATCGCTTCTGCCCCCTCACGGTAACGGCGGGCGAGGACAGCGCGGGCTTCGGCTTCTAGTTCCTTTACCCTTGCCCCAGCCTCCAGCGCCTGCGCCTCCCAGCGGCTGCTCTGCTCAAGCAGGGATTGACAGGTGGCCTCGGAGACTACAAGCAAGTCGTTGGTAGCGTCAATTTCGGCTAATAACCGCGCCTCAAATGTATCAGCGTCGGCTTGTATTTGCTTCCGCAGCCGCTCGTTCTCCTGCTCGGCGGCTCGCAAAAAAGAGACAAGCCAGAAACGCTCATCTTCGCTGATCTGTACTATGTCTCCGGCATCCCGCATCAACTTGCTTCCGGCTGGGCGAGTCTCAATTTCCTCCAGCCGCTTCAACTGCTCCGCATTCATCCCTGTCTCCTTGCCCCGCTCCCGGGGCCGCCACTCTTGACGTACTCGCTCAACATCGGACCCAGCGCAACCGCGGGCTCCCCCGGAGGAGCCGGGCCCGCAGTTCGCTTTACCGCCTGCCGAAACGCACGCTCGCGTCTCCAGTCCGCAATCCAGTCCGCCAGCCCCGCCACCGACAGCAGGTAGCCCGCGGGGTTCTCGATGGGCTTCCCCTTCGCCCGCACGGCTACCCGGTCCAGCGCCCAGTCCAGATAGTCCAGATCCTCGCAGCCGGCCGCCTGCAGAGTCGCGGCGAGCTGCTCCGCCGCAGCATCATCCAGCGTGATGTCCAGCGCAGGGGAGAAGGCGAGCCGGCTCTTGATCTCCTGTACAGGGAAAAGCGGGCAGGCGGCGGGCGGGGCGGCGCCATTGCTCTGCTCTAGTCTAGTCTTATCTAATATGCTCTGCTCTGTATCTGGCCCTACGCAGGAATTGGCATTTCCTTGCGAGGGAATGCCTTTCTCTCCGTAGTATGCCTTCTGTTGGCGTTTCCTGCGCTCCTGGACTCCCGATAGAGACTCCAATGTGCGGTCAGTGGTGATGATTCCACCGTCCAAATGGACGAGGCCGCACCGTTCGGGGTCCGATAGGAATGCGACGAAATCGTCGAATCCTTCGCAGGAAAGGTCGATTTCTTCGGCGAAATTTGCCTTATTGATAGCCTTGCGGATATCCAAGCGACAGTTTTCTGCGTCCGAAATCATCTCGTTGAGTGCCCAAAAACGGCCATAGCCTTCCCACCCGTACTGTGCGCGGAGTGCTTTGTGCTTGGGGTGATTGCGTGCATCATGGTCATGTCCGAAATAAGGCAGATTGTTTTTCATGTTTACTTCTGTATTGTCCGCAGAATAGCCGCAGCCACGGCCCGCCCCATGGCGAGCGGGACACCGTTACCGATGCAGCTAATTTTCCCTGCAATCGTGAACGGCGCATGATCCAAGAAATCCGAAGGCAGCCCTTGTCCACGTAAACCGTTTTTGAAATAGCCGACAGTCCTTCTCTTGCCATTGCCGATTGAATCAGATGAACGCTTAACTTTCCCGCTACCGCCAATCTTGATAGGTGGCCCATAATGCCCGCCACTTGCGAGAACAGTCGGTTCAGGGTCAGGACGATGAAGGGCAAGCATTTCGATTTGCAACTTCCGCCCATCGCATGTTCCGAATGAAAACCTTCTCAGTCTGTTTGTCTCCCCACCGCACCATACGTCGCGGATTAATTGTGCATGCACCTTATAGCCAGGGACGGAAGGCTCTGGAGCATCGGGAACTTCTTCCATGAGGAACCATTCGGGAGAGGATTCGGCGATGCAGCGTTCGTATTCGGGAATTAGATTTTCCGCAAGTTTGCCGCCATTCGCTATCACGATATGTCGCAAACTTGAGAACGCCTGACATGGTGGTCCACCGATTACCCCGTCGAACCGCCCCGACGGCGGATGGAATCGTTTAATATCCCCGCCCCAAAGCAAATCGGGTCCGCGCACCACGCAAAACCCCGCCTCTTCGAAGGCCATGTCTAACATGCCGATGCCGGGAAACAGAGATAGCACCAATTGCATCATCTCAGTAGCGCCCGCCGCTCCGCCTCTCCGATCCCCAGCGGCGCCTCGAAAAAGATCATCGGGTTCACAACTAATTCCCAATGTAAGTGTTCCCCCGTTGCGATCCCGGTGCGCCCCTGGCGTCCGATGACTTCGCCGGCGGCGACGCGCTGGCCGGTGTGCACGAAGGTGCGCGAGAGATGGCCGTACAAGGAGAGAATGCCGTTGCCGTGATCGATCACGATGTATCCGCCGAAGACGGGGTGGCCCTTGAAGGTGCCGCCGCCAGCGCGCGGGGTTCCGGGCACCGGCCAGTGCTCGACGACGACTCCTGGAGCTGCTGCGAGGATCGCGCAGCCGGCGGGGCCTACCAGGTCCACGCCGCGGTGTAGCGCCTCCTCGCCGCCCCCCATGGGCTTGACGCGGTAGCCGGTGCCGCTGGTGACGGTGTAGCGGAGCATGGGCGCTCGCAGCGG